CCACCCTGTGCATCTCCGTATTGGCCATGGTAACCGCCTTTATGTTGGGTCTTTGGGCCAAGGAGGTGGACAACGCAGAGATTTTCAAAATGATTTCACCCGCTTTTTCTACTCTTATCGGCGGCATGATTGGGTTCCTGTCTGGTATCAAACTCATGCAGAATGAAGACTCTAAAAAGGATGGCAAATGCTGACACTTCTCTCAACCCTGATCTCGTTTCTGATGGGCGGTCTGCCCAAGCTGCTGGAGTTCTTCCAAGGCCAGCAAGACAAAGCCCATGAACTGGCGCTGGCTAGGATTCAGATTGAGCGTGAGTTAGAACTGCGTAAAGCAGGCTTTGAAGCGCAGGAACGGATTGAACACATCCGGTCAGACCAGCTTGCAACAGAGAGCGCTGCTAACACGGCTCAAGTCCTGATTGGGGCACAGCAGGCTGAGATGCAGGCCATCTACGCCCATGACGCAAGTTTAAACGAGGGGACTTCAACATGGATGAAAAACCTGCGAGCGAGTGTCAGACCTGTTATTACCTATGGATTCTTCTTTCTGCTAGTCTTTGTGGATATTGGGGGCTTCTGGTATGGATACTATATGTCTGTCCCATTTAACGACCTGTTAGAGATGCTGTGGGATACAGAAACCCAAGCCCTGTTTGCCTCAATCATTGCGTTCCACTTTGGTGGTCGGGCGTTTGGTAAATGAACATCTCAGAGAAGTGCCTGCACATGATCCGCCACCATGAAGGTGTGCGGCAAAACCCGTATAAATGTCCAGCAAAATTGTGGACGGTGGGCGTTGGGCACGTCATGTTTCCAGAGCAGGGCAAGCTCAAGATAGACCAGCGGGATGCGTTTACACCACCCGCAGAAGCGATGCGCAAGTACAGCATGGAGGAAGTCGATGGAATTCTTAGAGCCGATCTGCAGCGCTTCGAGCGTGGGGTGCACACTTACTGTCCTGTCTATCTTACACAAGGCATGTTTGATGGCCTTGTTAGTTTTTCTTTTAATGTCGGGCTTGGAACACTCCAGCGTTCAACGCTTCGTCAGAAGCTGTTACGGGGCGATAAAGAAGGCGCTGCTGAAGAACTCTTGAAGTATTGCATGGCTGGTGGCAAAATACTCAAAGGGCTACAGAAACGTCGTATTGACGAACGAGCCGTGTTTCTTTCGTAGGACAACCGATGGCGCTCAAAAAACTAACTCTGAAAGCCGGTGTAAATAAAGAAAACACCCGCTATACAGCCGAGAACGGTTGGTATGAGTCCGACAAGATTCGGTTCCGCCAAGGCACGCCTGAGAAGATTGGCGGCTGGCAACGCATTTCTGCTTCTACTTTCCTTGGCGTTTGCCGATCTCTGTGGAACTGGGTGACGCTTGAAAACTACAACCTGATTGGTGTGGGCACTAACCTGAAGTTTTACATTGAAAAGGGCGGCGCGTACAACGACATCACGCCGATTCGAGAGACTGCCAGCCTTGGCTCAAACCCATTTAGCGCCAATGGCACCACAACAGTCACAGTAACTGACTCTACGCACGGGTGCATTACAGGTGACTTTGTAACATTCAGCGGAGCAACAGGTACGTACGCGTCTACACTTAATGCCGAGTTCCAAGTCACGGTATTGACTGGTAACACATACACAATTACAACTCCCACTGCGTTGGCCGCAGGCTCTTACGGCGGTGCTTCAGTAGTTGCAAGGTACCAACTTAACGTTGGCCCTGCCACTCAAGTTCCACTTACTGGTTGGGGTGCAGGTACATGGGGCGCAGGCCCTTGGAGCATTGGTGTTCCATCGACTAACGAAACAGGTCTTCGCCTCTGGAGTCAAAATAACTTCGGCGAAGATTTAATCTTTGCCCCTCGCGGTGGCGCTATTTACTACTGGGATGCAACCAATGGTGTTGAGACTCGCGGTGTTCCCGTAACGGGCATGATGGGCGCATCGGACGTCCCTACAGTTCAAAACTTTATATTTGTATCTGACACTAGCCGATTCGTGTTTGCGTTTGGCTGTAATGATTACGGCTCATCCGTACAAAACCCAATGCTAATTCGGTGGTCAGACCAAGAGTCGGTGGTCAATTGGACTGTATCGGCCACAACACAGGCTGGCAGTTTGCAACTGTCTCACGGCTCGGAAATCATCACTGCCGTACAAACCCGCCAAGAGATCGTGGTGTTTACCGACTCAACTGTGTATTCGTTGCAGTATCAAGGCGCACCAATTGTGTGGGGTAGTCAGATTCTGGGTGACAACATATCAATCACCAGCCCCAATGCGGCGGTGATTGCCTCGGGTGTTATCTATTGGATGGGTGTTGACAAGTTCTATAAATACGATGGTCGCGTCCAAACGCTTCGTTGTGACTTGCGCCAGTACATCTTCCAAGACATTAACTTAGGTCAGTCTGGGCAAATTTTCTCTGGCACTAGCGAAGGCTTCAATGAAGTCTGGTGGTTCTACTGCTCGGCTAACAGCGAAACAATCGACCGCTACGTGACGTTCAACTACTTTGAAAACAATGGCGAAGGCGTATGGGCTTATGGCACCATGGCACGAACAGCGTGGCTGGACTCTGGCCTGCGCGACTACCCGCTTGCCGCCACATACAGTTACAACTTAGTGAACCACGAGCAAGGTAACGACAACAACGAGACCGGCACACCCACTGCGATTACCGCAATCATTGGCTCTGCCGAATTCGATATTGATGATGGCGACCACTTTGGCTTTGTGTATCGCATGCTCCCTGACATTACGTTCCGTGGTTCAGACACTGCGTCTCCGCAAGTCACAATGACTCTGATCCCTATGCAGAACTCGGGCTCAGGATACAACAACCCCATCTCTGTGGGCGGTAACTCTGATGCAACTGTGGTGCGTACTTCTACTGCCGTCATTGAGCAGTTTACAGGGCAAGTGTTTGTCAGGGTTCGCGGTCGTCAAATGATCATGCAGGTTGAATCATCACAGTTGGGTTGCACATGGCAACTTGGTAGCCCCCGTATCGACATCAAACAAGATGGTCGCAGGGGCACTCCATGACACTTATTGTTACTTCAGAAAACGAGATCAATCAGGTCGCCGCGCCGAATCTGCCGCTTGCGCCGATGGAATACGGGCCCAAGTACCAAGACCAACTGAACAACATTTTGCGTCTGTATTTCAACAGGATTGACGCGATTCTTGCGCAATTTAAAACAACGACCGGCGTCCTACCCCCACTGACCAATTACACTGTGGCCGCACTACCGAGCGCGGCTACGTCAGGTAAAGGTGCACGGGCTTTTGTAACAGACGCACTGACTCCAACGTTTGGAGCAACCGTTGTGACTGGCGGCGCCGTAGCCGTGCCTGTATATTCAGACGGAACGAATTGGAAGGTTGGATAATGGCAGTTTCAGATAAAGACATCTACGACTATGTTGTTGCCAACATTGGTAATCCACAGGCTATTGCGGATGCGGCACAACAATTCAATGTGTCAGCAAACGATTTATCACGCGCCACAGGTTATGACCTTGGGACTGTAAACAGTTTCTTTACGCAGGCTAACGTCACTCCGTACTGGGCTGCAACCGGTGCAACGGACAACACGGGTATTACATCGTTGCTAAATACAACAGATACCACAGGTACTACAGGTACGGGTGTTACAGGTACAGGCGTTACAGACACAAGCGTAGACAACACACCCTACGTGGATACAAATACGTATACAACTGAAGTTGACGATTACTGGGCGCAACAACAAGCCGAGGCAGATAGGATTGCCGCAGAACAAGCGCAGGCAGCAGCAGATGCACAAGCCGCCGCACAAGCCGAAGCCGAAGCACAAGCCGCCGCACAAGCCGAAGCCGAAGCACAAGCCGCCGAACGCGCATGGTTTGAAGAGCAGGTTCGAATTGAAGAAGAACGTATTGCCCAAGAAGCCTACCTTGCAGAACAGGCTCGCCTTGCAGAAGAAGCGCGGTTAGCAGAAGAGGCTCGCCTTGCCGAGCAAGCCAGACTTGCAGCAGAAGCGGAAGCCGCAGAAGCACAGAGACTTGCTGATGAAGAAGAGGCTAAGGCAAAGAAGTACACACAGGCCGAAATTGATCAGGCGTTGATTGATTACTTGAAGCAAAACCCTACTGCAACTAAAGAAGAAGTTAAAAAAGTTGCAGAGACTGTCGGTATTAACAATGCTCAGGTTGATGCGGCTTACACCAAGTTAAGTACAGGAACAGACAAAGCCACAGGTAACACCGTAACGTACCACGATGGTACAACTTACGACGCCACGCAGTTGGCTACGCTAACTGCGCAAATTACAAACTTGTCATCATTGCTAGGTACTGACAAGTCTTGGAAAGGTGGCGCGTTTAAAGCGGGAGATGGTGCAAACATTGGTTTTGATGCTGCAACTGGAAAACAAATTCTTGGCACTGACACTATTACAAACAAACAGCAAGTTGCCCTTGACATGGCGGCAACTCTTGCCGCTGCGGGTGTCCAAAGCCTAGACCAGATTGGCATGGGCGATCTTACGGGCGACGTTAGCGCTAGACAGAATGAAGATGGTACATATTCAAAACTAGATACCAAAACTGGGCAGTGGGTGCCTGTTGATGTAAAAGACATTCGCACTGTCACAACCGGAGACGGCGAGAATCAACAAACAACCATGGTCGCTACAGGTGTAACGGGCACCGGTATTGTTAACAAAGTCACAGGTCAAGTTATTGGAGACGGCTCCGGCAACATCGGATACACCGCAACGGGCGATGGTGGCACTGAGTACAAGATGAAGATTGACCCTAAGACTGGGCTTCCTATCTTCTACACAGTTGGTGTAACAAGTAATGATCTTGCAAAAGTTATGGACGATCTTGGCCCTATTGGTCAGATTGGTCTTGCTATTGCTACAGGTGGTCTTTCTATCCCCGAGCAGATTGCGGCTAACTTTGCAATTAAGGTTGCAAGTGGTGTGGACGCCGGAGATGCGTTAAAGAATGCGGTGGCTTCGTTTGCCGCTTCACAAATTCCCGGTATGGACTTCATGAAGGATGGCGCATCGTTCATTAAGGATTTAGGACTGCCTAAAGAACTTACTGACATGCTGACTAAGTCGTTCCAGAATGCCGTAAGTTCTACCGCCGCCGCAGTCGTAACGGGCGAGAGCGCAACCAACGCATTTGTAAAAGGCTTTACTACTGGTGGCGTTAACGGCGCAGTCAGTGGGCTCATGAGTAATATAGATGGATTTGGCGACCTTACAGCATCTCAGCAAAAGATGATTACCAATTTAGTGACAGGCATTGTGTCTGACAAGCCACTAGATCAACTGGTTATCAACGCCGCTATTGCCGCCGCAACCGAAGAGATTAACAAAGCCAAGGGCACTGGCACGGACACTAAAGTCACGACAGAAACTAAAACATCTACGGATACGACTGGCACAACAGGTACAACAGGTGCAACTACAACAGACACTACGGGCACAACAGGCGCGTCGAACCTTGCAACCAAAGATGTTGTCTCGTCAATTACAAACGGCGCCACCGCCACCGATGCGTTAAACCTTGGCGGGACTGATGCACTCTTAGCATCCCTTACGGGCGATAGTGCAGTTATTGATCAGGCAGTTAAAAACGATAAGTTAAACACAATCAAAAACAGCACGAGTTTTAATAACGCGTATGCGTTGGCGCGTAAAGAACTTGGCGCTGGTCAGACCTTTGAATGGCTCAATCCTAAAACCGGTAAAGTCGAACTCTTTAGCACCGCTACAAAAGAAGAGCGCCCCGACTTAAACGTTACGGCAATCGACAAACTGAACGCCACAAACTTGGCAACAGTAACTGATGCGTCTAAGACAGTAGCCGCACAGACCGACACAGCCGCACGAGAACTTGCCGCAACTCAGACACTTACCAACATTGCCAACTCTACAAAGGCCACCGCACCTGTAACGTACAGTGGCCCCACAATCATGGGTGTACCAATCGGTACTGTGGATGATTCGATTAAAACCATCAAACGTATGGGCGATGTGGTGCTAGACACCTCACGTGGTTTGGGTCAAGGCTTTGGAAACTTTGCAACGTTCTTTGGTGACCTTGGTCATATCATGACCACAACAGGCGATGACAAGACCGGAAAAACTACATCACTTATTTCTAAAGACAACCTATTAAGTAGTGTTGGAAGAGATGTTGCAGGCTATTTCAACAACCTCACCACAGAAGAAACTAAACAGCAATCTAAGAATTGGGTTAACGACGTTAAGAACGCGCCGGACTACTTAAAACCGTTTGTTGCAATTACTTCTGGCATTCAGAACATTGGTGGTGTGATCAACATGACCGCCAAAGAAATTGGCGAAGAAGGCCCTGCGTTCGTAGCGGGTTATGGTTTAGGGTCTACCTTATTAAAATCCACCGCTGGCGCGGCAAAAACTGCCACTGCCGTTGCGAATATTGCGGATATTGCAGAAAGTTCTACAAGCGGATACCAAGATGCCATGAAGTTGGTGGAAGGCCGCACCGATTTAACTGAAGCGCAAAAGCACAACATTGGTATGCAGAGCGCCGCGTCAAGCGCCGCCGCTACTGCGTTGTTCTCACCTATTGGTAATGCCGCTATTGCTAAAACGGTTGTTAAAGATATGCTCGCCCCGTCCATGGCAAAAATGGTTGGTACAGCAGCGGCTGTCAACTACGCCACAGAGTACGGTGAGACGTTTACCCAAGTGCTTGGTACGCGGTATGCGGCTAATGGCACTGTCACGGCAAGGGACGTTAGTGATGCGCAGACTGATTCGGCGGTATCTGCCCTGATTGGGTTTACCAGTGCGGGAACAATGTCCGGTAGTGCCAAAGTTATTGGCAGTGCGGATAACTCGTTTGTAGGTGCAACAGGTACGAACTCTGACGCAAAAGGTGTTTTGATTGTTCAAGACTCCAACGGCAAGATTGGACTGGTTAGAAACACCGGCGCAGAAGTTGGCAGTGACATTGACGTTAATGCCGATAACCAGATTATTGATCGTGGTCAGTTGGTGGATCAGTTTGCATTTTCGGAAGACCAAGACGCAACACTAGATAGCGATCTTTCAAAAGATAAAGGCACTGATAAGGACACTGATACAGACAAAGGCACCGATAAGGATTCTGATAAGGACACTACAACCGAGCCCGAGACAGAGCCCGAGACAGAGCCCGAGACAGAGCCTGAGCCTGAGCCAGAACCAGAACCAGAACCAGACCCCGAGCCCGAGCCTGAGCCCGAGCCTGAGCCGGAACCAGAACCAGACCCTGACACTACTGTACACAAAAACTACTTTAACATAAGCATTCTCTTAATGAACCATGCGGAGTACCAACAAAAAGCGCAGAACGAATTACTCAAAGCATTACAAAAAGAAGGATTGGATAAACTGCCTTACGTTCAAAAGTATAAGTATTATTCAGATTCAGCAGACTTCTTTATGGATTCAGCTAGATATTACATGAATACCATGTACAAATAAAAACAGCATAACCTTAAAAACAATCAATAATGAAGGTATCGCTAAAGATTAAAGAAGATATTGAAATAAAAACGCTTCACGTAAGTGCTGAAGTCAGATATTGGGAAGATGCTACTGTGAATGGAATTGTGGATTCAGAAGGAACACTCATCCCGTTTAGAAATGGGGATAATTGGGAACCTATTATTCTTATTGACTATGGGAAAATAATAGATTGGCCTGAAGGAATGGTTGCTCAAATACATTACAAGGTCTGTGATGCTGGAGAATATACAGTTAAGGATTATGAAGGGAAAGAGGTATTTAAGACAGATGGTTATGTGCCTGATATACTATCTGCTGCTGAAAACGGGTATGGGGATTACATTATTCTACAAGTAGAACCAGATGGTAGAATAGATAATTGTCGCAACCATACTACAAGCGAATCCCTTACGTCTTCTTTCTTCCCTCTTATCCACCATGCTTTTGTATCAGCGCAGTTGTCTTGGTAATTTAGCCAAAGTTTATCAATAACGTTTTCTATCAGCCACTCGTCTAATTGAGATTCATCG